ATGAAGTACCAAATTTAGCGGCTTGAATTGCGGCAGCCTGTAATTGTTTAGGAGTTCCTTTAAAGTACTTATTTATTTCTTCGGAACTATTAGCTATATCTTCTATAACTTTTCCTACTGGTACTTTAGCTAATTTTGCTGCTGCAATGGTAGTTCCCATCATAGCTTGAGCGGCATCACCTGATATTCCAAATTGATTTTGTAATAGTTTATTGGTTTTACCAATAGTAGATGCACTTAAACCTAAATTAAAGGCCATCTTAAGTGTACTATTAACTACCTCATCACTTAATTTTTCAATACCATCAAATTCTTTATACAACTCACCTGCTGCTTTAGCACCTGTCTCTAAATCTCCAGTTAAATGCATTACAGAACCAGCGGCTGATGTAATTTGTGAATCTAATCCTTCGAATTGATTTTTATTCATCCCAGAAGATTCTCGGAATGCTATGGTTGCTTTATCTAACGCTTGCATGGCATATAACCCAGCGGCTAATGCTCCAATGATTAGAAGTAATATAGCTTGAGGGCCTGCAAAAGCACTTAACATTGAACCACCTGCTGCCATAGCACCTTTACCCATGGCCTTCATGTTTACAGTAGCTCCTTTTAATCTACCACTTAATCCTTTTGTAAGACCTGCATTTTTTTGCATTTCTTGACCATAAGCGGTAACATACTTTTTAGTAGCTCCACCAAACCCTTTTTTCAATGAGGCTGCTGCTTTATTTGCTGTTCCTTGAAGTAAACCACCAATAACAGGTATTTGACTTGTATATCCTGCTAATTTATCTACTCCCTCCGCAAACTTATCATTTAAATTTTGAGCTTTGTCTTTTACTCTATCTATGGCTTCTTGTTGTTTACCATACACAGCTAAAGACATATTCTGAACTTCAAGAGTTTTTATAGCTGCGGCTGTTCCAGCTTTTGTAAATTTATTAGAACCCTTCTGCTTCTCATGTTCACCACTTTTGAGTTTATTAATCTCATCTTGGTTATTTAATATTTGTTTATTGATAGATTCAGAATCACCTAAGGCTTTAGTTGATTCTTTGATTTTGTTGATATAATCTTTGGTTTCTTTTTTAAGAGCTTTCTTCTGATTTAAAAGCAGTTCAATATTTTTCTGCAAGGCACCAACACCACTCGCTGATATCTTCAGTGCATCTTGATATTCTTTTTCTAATTTTAAATCTTCTTTACTGGCCATTTAAAAAGTTCCTATTATTTCATATTTAGAATTTGTTTATATGATGGTGGAATTTCTTCTCCGTTCTTTTGCATTCTTTCAACTTCGTCTTGTAGTTTACTTAGAGCATTATCCAAATCACCTACAATTCTATTAAGTTTTTTATCTTTTTTAAGTTGACGAGAAAGAACTTTTCCAAATACCCATCCTACCAAACCTTCATTCATGTTATGCTTTTTAGCTAAAGCATTAGAAATTTTGTTAGATTGTTTTTCTGTAAGTTTCATAATATTATTCCCTATTTGTACTACTATAAATATAAGTCAAAAAAAAAGTGAGGAATTATTTCCTCACTCTTACATTTGGTCCTCTAGTAGAGGAACTTGATTGTTTCCCACTTTCAGCAGCTTTCTTTTCAGCTTCCTTTGTATCAACAAGCTGTTTATAGTAAAAGTTTCTGAGATGGACAGGTAATCTATATACTCCTTCTTGAGTAAATCCATTACCATAATAACACAATTCAAAAATCTGTTTATGAAGTAGAATTGAGTAATTACTCGGAAGGCCAAAAAAACCCGACACCCATCGGAATGGGCTTTACCTCCTTTTCACCCGTTTCTGGATTATCAAATTCAAATTCCATGTTTACATCGGGTTGTATTCTTGAAATTTCTTTTCTAAATGCTCTTGTATCTCTAGTAAGAAACTGAGTATTTATGAATTTGGTAATAGTTTGAGTGGATTCATCTCCATCAACAGAAAGAATCATATATCTATATCGTGTAGTTAATTCAGATGTAGTATCTTTTCCTGCTTTTTTATTTAATCTACTGAGTGCTCTTACATCAGCATCTATTTTTTTCTCATCTCCATGAGTTAGTAATTTGAATTCTAGTTCTTTACCAGTTGTTGTTTTAAACTTATACTTATTTTCTGGTGATAGAATATCCAAATCTACTTCTTTTGTTTGTACTTTTCCCAAATCAACAGATGTTTGAATATCATCTCCATACTCATCGGTCATTTGTACAGCATATTCAGGTCCATAACCTAAAATACGAGCCGCTAACATTATAGCATTTTTATCCCCTAGTATAATATCATCAATATTAACCTTTTTATCTACTATAATCGACTCAAATAACTTATCAAGAACCACCCCCTTTCGTATGAGATTCTGTGAAGCAAGAATTTCTTCTTCTTTCGCAGTCATGTATTTTATTTCTATTTCTCCAGATGATAGGGGATTATCTTCTGGATAACATTTACCTTGTGATGGTAGTGATATCACTTCGGTAGGAAAATCGTAATTTGCCATATAACTTTATTTTAATTGTTCGTATATAAATATATAAGTTTTAAAAAATTAGAAAATAAGGCACAAAAAAAGTTCTCACTAAGAGAACTTTTTTCTATAAAAATAATTTTGGAGGAATATTAGAATTCTAGGATAGCATAATCATATGATAATGTTAACTCGATTGAAGTTGGTTCATTTGATGACCAATCTAAACTACCGAAGTTAGCAGAGTTGATAAATGCACCTTTAAGAGTCCATTGTTCAATCTTATCACCAACAGGTCCTAATAGATAACATTGGATATCTTTCTTATAGAAATCCGCATATCCATCTCTACCTGTAATTGATTCGTGAGAAGTTCTTACCCACTCCATAACTGCCTGTGCACCTGATGGTACAATTGGGTCATAAAGTGTCATGGTAACATCAGCCCATTCACCTTTTCCTTTAAGTTTTCTTTTAACGTTGATGTGGTCCAAGGTAACAGTTTCAAATGAAATTGTTGGTCTTGTAGCTACTTTTATAAGATATGAAGGAATACCATCTATTTCCATGATGAACCTGTTTTGCATCTTTGGTTCAAAGTTGGTATAAAACATATCATTAAATTCTAATACTTCTGCCATTTTGTTTTCTCCTAATTTATTCTACTATAAATATAGTTCTTTTTTATTTTTAATTAATTATGCCGAGAACGAAGCTCCAGTTGGTAAGATGTTGAAATCTAACACGATGAATTCAGCAGTTTTCGTTGGTTGTAAGAAAATCTGTCCAGCCAATATGTTTCTGTCGATTACATCAGGTGTGTTGTTTGATTCATCCATCACCACTCTAAATGCATAAAGTCCTTGTCTTTGTTGTATTCCCTCTAAATAAGGGTTTACAGTATTTAAGAATCTACCTCTTGTTTGAGCCGTATTCTGTTCAAATACTAAATATCTTGATGTAGAAGCAATGTACTTCTTAACCTTAATCATTAATCTTCTTACATTAATTCTATCAAGTGCAGATGCTCTATCTTGTAAAGTTTTCTGTCCAAATGCAACAATACCTTCACCAGGGAAAGCCGCGATTGGATTAACTTTTCCTTCATATAGAGTATCTCGTTCCGCATGTGTTAATCTGTTTAATACAGAAACAGCACCTACGATACCACCTCTATTTAAACCTGCTGGTGCAAACCACTCAGCGGCGATTGCATCATTTCCAGCATATATTCCAGGCATCAATACTGATGGTGGAACAGATGTTAATCTATTCGTTCTTGAATCGATTGTTTTAACCCATGGGTAGTATGTACCTACATAGTTACTATCTAAGTTACCTGCCTGTTCAACAGCTTGTGATATACTATCAGTTGAAACTTGTCCAGTTCCACTATTGTAAGTTACACCTACAACATCACCGATAAAGAAAGCATCTTCTCTAGCTTCTACCATATCAACAATCTTATCAAATACATAAGAGTGATGTCTACGAACAATACCAGGTGCTGATACTAAGTTAATATCAAAATCATCAGGGTTAGATACAGAAGCAACTGCCTTAACATATGCAACTGAACCACTTGCTGTAGAAGTTGAACAATTAAATCCTTGTGTGTTACCACTACCAAAGTTTGCTGATGAACCAGCAAGTGCTTTTTCAGTAGTTGGAGATACACCATCAAATCCACCTTGGAATCCTAATACGAATTGTCTCTTATTAACATCCGAAGCGGCTGAACCAGTTAGTTCAAATCCAAATGCATGTGTTCCGTTATTAATATTTACGGTAGCATCGAATGCAAATACAGTATTTGCACCTTGGTTAGCACCTGTTGGTGTTGGATTTAAATAATGATTGTTATCTAGTTTAACATTGATTGTTTCTAAATCAATACCACTATATTGTACACCATTAGATGCACTATTCTCTTTTGAACCAGTTGAGAATACCACTGCTGGTACCTCAGATGGATTTCCTACGATAATTGGATTAATGTAAGCACCATGTCCGAATGGTCCTGCTGTTATTGGGAACGAACCTTCTGGTTTACATTCAACTCTAATATACTTAGAACGATTTACATAATCACCATTTTCAGTTTGTTTACCATTAGTATCGATAACAACATTTCTATCACCAATTACTTTCTTAATATAGTTTGGTGATGCAGGGTCTAGGTTTACATTGTTAAATGTTTCTAAGATTACTGGTCTCTTATTTGTATCAGAGTATCCTCTAACTGCAATTGAGAATGTTGCATAATCAGTAGAATTATTTGAACCAGCTGCTTTTACACCGAATACTGAAATTTTAAATTCTTTGTTATAGTTTGAACCATCACCGATAGTATGGAATTTTACCAAATCATGTCTTTCACCAGAAATCAACTGCGATTTTATCCAAGGAGTGGATGCATGTTGTATATCTTGACCAAAGTCTTGTGTTGGTAAAGTTTCTAAGATTACCTTAGAACCACTTGTGAAGTAGTTTGTTTGGTTGATAGCTTCATTTTCATAATAAACATATGAATAAGCATTTTTAGAACCTCTTGCATTTTCTCCAAATACATCAGATAAATCATTACCTGCACTTGGTAGTACAGATGCTGATAGTTCTCCAAATGAACCACTAATTGAGAATGCTGATGCGGAATCCGCTGCATCTATTGATGTAGTTGGGAATCCAATACTTTCATCTCCGTTATGTGTTGCAAATAAAGAACCAATTACTTTGATTCCTCCATCTGAACCACTAACTTTAATAGCGATTGGTGAAACATGAGAATATCCTCCAATGTTTCCAACTCTTACGATAGTAACAGTTCCAGCTTCTCTTAAATAATTTTGTACGGTATATCCTGTATAGTAAGAACCATCAGGTGTACCGAATATTTCTTCAAATTCCGATTGTGTACTTACAACGGTTGGTACGAAAGCAGGTCCCTTTTTTGTAGGTCCTATTATAGCTGCTCCGATTTCTCCAATCCCTTGTGCTAAGAAAGAAAGGTCATTTTCTCTCGTAAATACACCAGGTGATACAATTTTTTCTGCCATTTTATTTTACTCCTTGTTAATTTTGTTCTGTAAACGTACTCTTATAAATATAAAATACTTTTTCTAAAGATTATTTTTCTTCTTCTTTAGTTTCAGTTTTTTGTTTTTCTTGTGGAGTTGGAATAAATACATTACTCTGTGGGTCGTAATTTCCATCACCATATTTTTTATTAAGTGTTTCAAACAAGGATTGCTCTGATTGTTGTAATTGTTGATGTTTGTTAATTAAATTAGATTCGATATTTTCGATTTCTTTAATTCTTCTATCTTTCTCAATTGTTAATTGTCCAAGTTGAGTAAATATATCAGATGCATCTTTTCTTATCTGTGCAATCTGTGAAACTTCTTCCTTTGTAAACTTAATTTCTTTTGCCATTGTTTTGTGTTTAATTGACTATTGTTTTTTGTATATATATAAATATATCGTTTTTTACAAAACGTAAATTTAATTTACATTATACAGTAAAACTAAAACTATCACTATAAGCTCCATATAATCCATGGTCTATAGCTCTTATTCTAATATAATTAGTACCAGAAGCTAAACTATGCCCATGTATTGATATTTCAGTAGTTGACCATTCATCATAACTTACGGTTGGTGAACTAAAATCAGAGTTATTATCTATTTGTAGATGATATGCTGTAATACCTGTGGTACCTGATGAAGTTGGAACAGACCATTCTATTATTTTACCTTCTGAACCAGCTTTAAGTTGTACTCCACTAACCTTACCAGGTGCACCTAAATCTCCACTATGAGTATTTCCACCTTTATTGTGAGTTATATATCCATTTACTAAATATGTATCTTGTTCTTCAACATCAATTGATACAATTTCTACGGTTTCGTCTACTAAACTATTTGATGTTACCGAAACTTCAGTACCATCTCCTTTTATTAATTTATCATCTACTATAATAGATGCTATCTGTTTGAATCTATATTCATCATCCGTAGAATCTTTTACCAACAACGGATGTTCAGCTGTTGCTGTTACTTCTCCATTGTTTATTGAATAATATCTTTCTGCAAATGAGTAAATTACATTTACTACCTCTACATCTTTAGCGGTGGTTTCAAGACTACTAGCATTCCACGAATAAAAATCATATGTATATTCATCATCAGATAATCCCTCTAAAGAATATCCACTTAACATATCACCTTCTTCTAAATCACCTACTTCCACAGTAGTTCCATCTGCAAGTGTTACAGGTGAATCAGCAGTTAAACATAATGTTGTATTTCCATCATAAGTATCTACCGAGTAAACTGTTTTTGTTTTTGCAACATTATAATCGGTTGCATGGTCATTGAATCCATCAGCAAATGTTACTGATAAAGTATGTGATGTAGTTGAAGATATATCCGTTTGTGAACTTGCACCTTGAGGATTCATAGCACCAACTGTAATCACACCAGTATCATCTTGGTTTGCACCAATACTTAAATATCCTGCAGAATTTCCAGCAGAATTATATGTTGGAGAAACTGCCCAAGTAAAGTTTTGATATCTACCTCTTATTGATGTAAAGTAAGAACCCGCTCCACCAAATGCTAATGTATATGTTTCGTTTGTAGCTTCAACAGCATAAGTATATCCAGATAATGAACCAACTGAATCGATTCCCCAACCTGACATTGAAATTTCATCATCGGCCTGTGGGTCACTATAAATAGTACCCAATGATACGTTTGAATTTTGAGTATGACCAGTTGCTCCTGCTAAATTATTTAAACTAAGTGTTTCTCCTGCTGAAATTGCCATATATAATGTTTCCTATATATTATAAATATTAAGTAAATCGTTTACCCATTTATCTTTATTAGTAAAATTGTTAATCATATATTCTTTTAACAAATTAAACCATTTATTTTTTTCTGAATATGAGGTTTCTTTTAACCTACTATAAATATGATTAAATTCTTTTTTAGATGAAGCTCTATACGGATACTCAAAATCTTTACACCAATCTTGATGTATTATTGGTAGTTTACCTCTATCTACTGCTTCAATTATACCATACCCAAACGGTTCTACTGAAAAACAAGAATGTGAAATCCCCCAATCCATATTATAAAACATATTTTTAAATTTTGAATCATAATGATATATTTTATGTTTTCTTGTATCCAATTTTACACTATTTTTCCATACAGTTATAAAATCATTTGAATTAGTAAAAATAAAAGCTTTCTTATTATCTAAAAAGTGAGGATTTTTTCTACCTTCACATCTTGAAGCAAAACCTATATTGTTTGAATCAGATAATTTTAAATTATGTTTAAATTCGTAAAAGTTTTTTATATTAATATTATTATATTTTATTTTATATAATCCTATCCATATATTATTTTTTGAATGTTCTGTTATTTTTTGTTCCCATGATGAATCTACAAAAGGATGCCATCCCATTGAAGCATCTGTTACTACTTGTGATTTAATAACATCATCTACTGAATTGTGTAAAACATTTGAATGAATTTTATCTAAATTATCATCAATAACGTTCATTGGTGTATAATGACCATGTAATATATTAATTCTACGGGCCCCTTTACATAGTTCTTCAAACTTTTCTATATTATCTCCATGCCAATAAGTTTCAATTGGAAATTCATAATCTTCATGTCCATTTGGTTTATTTCTATGAATTAAAAGAATTGGTTTTACATCTAATTTAGGTGCAATTAATTCCATCCATAAATTAACCCAAGTATCAGTACCAGCATTTACCCAAGGGCCACCACCAGTAGTATAATACACATCATACATATTTTATTTTTTTACGATTATAATTCCAGCAAATGTTGTTGAGAATACAACAGTAACTCTACTTGTTGAATTTGTAGTAATTGAAACTGGTACTTCTTGTTGAGATGTAGCAGTATTCCAAGCTTGTACTATTGGATATTGTTCACTTAAATTGTGGTCTACTGCATATGAAGATGCTCCACTTACAGTTTCTTTATGTGTTGTTAAATCTGTAATTTGTGTTGAACCACTTACTATCGTATCTGCATTTAATTTTGTTTTTACTCTTGCATCTGTATAATAAAGATTTGTTGAACCTTCGGTTATTTCATCTGTATTATCTTGTGCTTGTGCTTTAGAATCTACATATGCTTTTACAGATTGTTGAGTTGGTACTTTAGTTGCTGAATTGGATGCGAAGTTATCTTCATCAACCGATACTAAGTTTAATATCTGCTGTGAACCACTAACTACTGTTTTTGTATTTAATCTAGTATCTACTCTAGCATTTGTGAAAAATACATTAGTAGCTCCTTCTGTAATATCATCACTATCACCATCTAATTCACTCAAATGGTCTTGGGAGTTTATTTGAGAAGCAATGTAAGCTTTAATTGATTGTTGAGTTGGTAGTTTGGTTTCTGAATTTGAAGAAAAATCATCTTCATCTATACTAACTAAATTAATAATTTGTGTTGAACTACTAACTATACTATCTCCACTTGTATTAAGATATCTCGTATCAAAATCTGATGTTAATTGTGAAGAACCAGATACAATTCCTGCAGGTATATTATTAAAATTATTCCAATTTAGATAATACGAGCCTGGTTGACTATTAAGTTTATTTGCATTATCTGCTATCTGAGAACCACTAATTAAGTGTCCACCTTTCGCAACTACAACAAATCCTGTTTGAGTATCTGATAATGTTACTCTAGCAGTATTTTGAGTTGGTAATGAAGTTGTTGCTGGTATTAATAAATTTCTATTAGTATCATAAACAGATACTAATATATTATATGAATTAAAGTTGTGAGTTACTGTAATATCATCTACATCAACGTATGAAGCAGTTACAGTTGTTGCTTCTGCAATTGAAATATCAGTTGGTAAGTTTGTTAATTGTGAACCATCTCCTTTGAAGAATGAAGCGGTTACGGCACCATTTAAATAAAGTGAACCTGTTATTGCAAATGGATGTGAATTTGTTGTAAGTATTTCTTGTATTGATTCTTCTGAAGAAGATTTCTCGAAAAATATCCTACCATCGTAGGTGTTCATAGCCAACTCACCGAGTTGTATATTACTCGTAGTTGGTATCTTACCTGATACTGATGTTCTTTTTAGTTTAACTATCTGTGCCATATCTATGACTTACTTCTTTCATTATATAATTAACAAAATAAGAAATCCTTATATAAGGATATAATTTCTTACTTCAACTTCTCTTTCAATATATCAATTTCTTTTTGCTGTTCTTTGATAGCCTCTATTAATAGACCTGTAAGTTTAGCATAATCTACTCCTTTATATCCATTATCTCTATCAGTTACTAATTGAGGTAATACTTTTTCAACATCTTGAGCAATAACCCCTACATTTGGTAAAGATTGTTGTAACTCATCTGCATTATCATTCCAATTCCAAGTAACACCTTTTAGAGATTGAACTTTTTCAATTGGATTAGAAATAAGTTCTATATTATCTTTTAATCTTTCATCCGAAGAAGCGTATGCAACAACATCACCACCTACATTCAATGCTCCACCTATACCTACACCACCAGTCACTATAACAGCTCCAGTTGTTTTATTACTTGAAGAGGCTGTGTTAGAAAATGTGATTATTCCACTTGCCGTATCAGTTGCATTACTTCTTAAATATTTACTATCTGTTTGAGATGTAATATCGAATGATGAAATATAATTAGCACCATTTGCAATGTATTGGTTATCTAATGCTCCACCATTACCAGTATAAGTTGATAATGCTGTATTTTCAACACTTCCTAATCCAACATCACCTTTTGTTGTTCCTTGTGCTCTTAAACTTGTATAAGTTCCATCTTCATCAAATGCATCAGTACTAAGTGAACTTAAAGTTGCTTTGTTGAATGTATTAGTACCATCTGATACCGATGTTGAATCAACGGTGATTGTTGTATTTGCAACACTTCCTAATCCTAAGTTTGTTCTTGCAGTAGCAGCATTTGTTAAATCACTTAAGTTTTGGTCTTTTTGTAATTTTCCACCTACTGTTGTTACTAAACTTGCAAGTGAACCAGAATCACTATCCAAAGATGCAGATAATTCACCAAGTGTATCTAATGTTGAACCAGCAGTTCCAATAATAGCATCAATTCTACCTTGTACGAATGCCGTTGTTGCGATTCGTGTAGAAGAGTTAGTACCTGTTTGAGTAGGAGCAGTTGGATTAGAAGTTAAAGCAGCTCCACTAAACATGGTTGCTTTCGATTCGTTTGTTACATTACCTAAACCAATATTTGTTGCTGTAAGTGTTCTTGTAGTTGCAGAAGCATCAGTAACATGACCAGATGTATCTGTTGTTATTGTTAATGTATCTATTACACTAGCACCACTAGTATCAATAGAAATATCATCACCATCGTAGGTTGGGTGAACATATTTATTAGCATCTGATGCTCCAGTATATCCAAGGTTTGCTAATGTTAATGTTCTAGTTGCAATAGAACCATTTGCATCTGTAACGTGACCATCAGTATTAGTAGTAATGTTAAAATCTAAATCACTAATTACAGTAGCTCCTGTTAGAGCTCCAGTATCAATTGCAATATCATCACCATCAAATGTTGGGTGAGAATAGTTATTAGCATCTGATGCTCCAGTATATCCTAAATCTCCTAATGTTAATGTTCTAGTTGCAACACTACCATTAGCATCTGTTACAAGTCCACTTGTATTTGTTGTAATATTAATATCTAAATCAGATATTACAGTTGCACCTGATAAAAGAGTAGTATCGATATCTATATCATCACCAGCTAAGTTAGTTGGTAATACATAATTGTTTGCATCAGTATCACCAGTATATCCTAAATCTCCCAATGTTAATTCTCGTGTACTAACACTACCATTTGCATCGGTAACGTGTCCTTGTCCATTAGTAGTAACATTGATATCAATATCAGATACAACTGTTGCTCCTGATAATACTCCAGTATCTACCGAGAAATCATCTCCATTAAATGTTGGGTGAGAATAAACTGTATTTGTATCAGTTGAAGATATTGTAACGTTATTAGCATCTGTATGAGTTAATGTAACATTAGAACCTGCAACTAATTTAATATCTTGAGTACCACTTGAATGACCACCAGTCGTATTTCTTAAAATAATATCATTAGTACTATCTACAAAAGATAATGTAGTAGTATTTTGTGTATTATCATTAGCTGTCATATCATTAACAACTAAATCAATAGTTCCATCACCATCTTGATAAGTTGCTGAAATTCTTGTTTCAGTATTACCAGTGAACATAGCACCAACTATATCTTGTACCGCATCTGTTGATAACTGAGTGTTATCATTAGCGGTCATATCATCAACAACAACATTAATTTTTCCAGTTGAATCATCATAAGTAGCTGCTACTCTAGTTTCAGTATTTGAACTAAACATCCCACCTACGATATCCTGAACTGCTTCGGTTGATAACTGAGTGTCATCATTTGGTGTTGTTACCGAACCACCTAATGCAATTGATGTTCCATTAATTGTAATTGAATTATTGGTTAATTGAGAATTACCAATACCTGTTACTTGTTCTGAACCACTAATTACGGTGTTTGCATTTAAAATAGGTACAACATTACCCGAATCTGTTACATCAGCACTACCTTCAATGTTATCTAATTTATCTTTTAAAGTATTTGTAAAGTTATTATCTGTTTGTGATGCAACTACAAAATCAATATCACCAGTACCATCTTGATAAGTTACTGTTATACCTGTTTCAGTACCACCTAACATTCCACCTACTATATCTTGAACTTGTTCTGTTGATAATTGTGTATTATCATTTGGAGTTGAAACTGAACCACCTAATGAGATAGCCGAACCATTAATTGTTATACTTGAGTTAGTTAATTGTGAGTTTCCTATACCCGTTACTTGGTCAGAACCACTAATTACTGTATTTGCATTTAAAATAGGTACAACGTTATCAGCATCAGTTACATCAGCACTACCTTCAATGTTATCTAATTTATTTTTGAGTGTAGTTGTGAAGTTGTTATCTGTTTGTGATGCAACTACAAAATCAATATCTCCAGTTGTATCCTGATAAGTTACTGAAATACCCGTTTCGGTACCTCCCAACATTCCACCAACTATATCTTGAACTTCTTCTGTTGATAGTTGAGTGTTTGTATTTGTATCTACCCATGGTACATTAACGTACATTTTCTCAGAATCCAATTCAACTGGATAATTTTTATCATTTTCAGAATATCCAATTTTAAACCCACCTCTTGTTGATGAACTACCTAATGGTAAACTATAATTTACTGTTCCTGCGGCATCAACACCTAAGTTAGTTCTAGCAGTTGAAGCATTTGCTAAATCAGATAAGTTACTTGATTTAGCTAATTTAGTACCAACAGTATTTGTTAGTGATGTTAATGCATCCTCATCATCGGATAATGAAGCGGATAATTCACCAAGTGTATCTAAAGCACTACCAGCGGTACCTACTAAATCAGTAAGTTCTTGTTGTACATAAGCAGTTGTTGCTATTTTTGTTGAATCATCGTTTGCTGAAGGTGTTTCTGCTGTTGAAGCACCTGTCAATGCAGCATCAGTAAACATAGTTGATTTTGATTCGTTTGTTACGTTTCCTAATCCTACATCACCCTTTGTTGTTCCTTGTGCTCTTAAACTTGCATAAGTTCCACTTTGTGAGAAGGCATCAACATCTGTGATATCAGATGAAGAGATAGAACCACTTAATACTTCTTTAGCATCTAATATTGGATGAACATTACCAGTATCCGTTACATCAGCACTACCTTCAATATTATCTAATTTAGATTTTAAAGTGTTTGTAAAGTTATTATCTGTTTGAGATGCTACGGAGAAATCTAATGAGTTTCCAACATCATCATAAGTAACACTAATACCACTTTCAGTATTACCAGCAACCATTCCCCCAACAATATCTTGAACTTCTTCTGTTGATAATTGTGTGTTATCGTTTGGAGTTGATACTGAACCACCCAATGAAACACTTGCACCATTGATGGTAATAGATGAATTAGTTAATTGTGAGTTTCCTATACCTGTTACTTGGTCAGAACCAGATATTACAGTTTCTGCATTTAATTTAGTTTTTACAAGAGCATCCGTATATCCAACTTTACTTGAGTTCGTAGTAATTGCTGATGCTTGACCACCTGTTATAGTTGTTGGTTGGTTTTGTATTGAACCATAATCTACTTGGTCAGAACCCGATATTACAGTTTCTGTGTTTAATTTAGCTTTTACAAGAGCATCTGTATATCCAACTTTATTCGTGTTAGTAGTAATTGCTGATGCTTGACCTCCAGTAATAGTTGTAGTATCTCCAGCAAGTGCAGTAGTACTACTTGTACCCAATTGTAGAGTTGTTATC